GATCTCAATAAAGCAAAGAGAGATATCGGTGTAGACACAGCACAGACAGGATACGGTAAAAATCAAAAGACATGGTGGTTTTTGTCTGAGTAAAAAAAGAAAGGAGCCAGCCTCCGGCCGGGGCAATGGTATACCGGGCTTCTTGCGAGAGATGAAGAGAGATTTGATAATAGACTGCTTTGCCGGTGGAGGTGGGGCAAGCGTAGGAATTGAGATGGCGCTGGGGCGATCGGTCGATATTGCAATCAATCACGATCCGGATGCAATTCTGATGCATAAAACGAACCATCCGAATACATTACATCTGACAGAAGATATTTTTAGGGTGGATCTGAAAAAATATGTGAAAGGTCGGCATGTGGCTCTTATGTGGGCATCGCCGGACTGTACGAGCCATAGCAAGGCGAAAGGGGGGAAACCCCGTGAGAGAGGTCTAAGGATCCTTCCGTGGGCCGTGTATAAGCATACGAAGGCTATCCTACCGGATATAATCCTGATGGAAAACGTGGAAGAGATTCAACAGTGGGGCCCGCTTGACGCAGACGGACATCCGATCAAGGAGCGCCGCGGAGAGGATTATCAGAAGTTCATAACAGCCATGAAGTCTCTCGGATATGTATTTGACTGCCGGGAGCTTGTGGCAGCAGACTATGGAGCGCCTACAACACGGAAACGTTGGTACGCAATATTCCGGCGGGATGGTCGGGAGATTGTCTGGCCGGCACCGACACATTTCAAGGATAGAGAACCACACTGGAAGGCATGCGGAGATTACATAGACTGGTCTGATTTGGGACGGTCTATATTTGATAGACCGAAGCCACTGGCAGATGCGACTATGAAGCGAATTGCAAACGGAATTCGAAAATATATCATTGAAAATCCTGCACCATATATTGTAAAGGATGGGGGAAAACTGTTTGTTTCATATTTGGACAAGGCATATGGCGGGAATTATGCAGGCTGTGGGAGCGACTTGAGTAATCCGTGTAGTACTATAACAACTGTGGATCATAACCGACTTGTAACTGCATTTTTGATCCAATACCACGGAGAGACAAAGGCAGGAGAGTCCCGTGGGCAACTTCTGACGGAGCCAATAAAGACCATAGATACCAGCAATCGGTACGGACTCGTAACCGCATTTATTACAAAGTTCTATAAAAGCGGGATCGGACAGGAATGCGATGAACCGTTACACACCATTACAACATCGCCGGGGCATTTCGGACTGGTGAATGTAGTGTTGGATATTGAGGGGGAAAAGTATATCCTGAATGACATCTTCCTCAGGATGCTAAAACCGGAAGAACTGAAACTGATGCAGGGCTTTCCGAAGGATTACATCATTGACCGGGATTACAGGTGGAAATCATATCCGATTACAAAACAGGTGGCACGGATTGGGAACAGTGTTGTGCCGATTATGGCACAGAAACTGGTAGGAGCAAACTGCCCGTATCTGAAGGTTGGAGAACGGTTGCCGAACTTCCGAACAGAGGAAGAAGGAAGTGGGCAGATTAGGTTTGTTTAAGTCATTCACGAGTTGAGTGAAAGGAGAGCGGAGATGAAAGATGAAACAAAAAGCATAGTAACGATCATCGAAGAGGTTTGTGAGGACGTTTGCGAAAACTACTGTGAGTACAGAAATACGATAGACGACTACGGCGAGTGTGATATGCAACGAGAGAGCGGCGAATGTCCGTTAGATCGGTTGAATTAAGTTGATTTTAATGGAGAGGTAAAAATGGAAAGCGATGCGGGAAAAGACGGATCACGGAAACGAGGCAGACCGAAAAAGGAGCTGATACATTGAGCAATACAAACGAACCTAGCGCTGCCGCGCTGATCCGGGCGCAGGGGCAGCAGATCCGGCGGGAGACAACGTGGGAATATTTACAGAGACGATGTGGATTAAGGGGTGATGCGGATGGAGATAACAAAGGAGCTGCTCCAGGGATACCGGAGTAAAAAGGATGAGATTCTGGAGCTGGATTACATACTCAAAAACCGATGGAGAGATGAGGGGTTGATAGGGAATGACGTAATCTTTGATTACAGCAAGGGATATCCCATGCCACAGGGTGTGGTAGGATTCGACAAGGAGAAGTATGATCGCCTTCAGGACCGGGATCAGCGACGGAAGGAGCAGCTGGAGCAGGAATGTGTGGAGATAGAGGAATGGGTGGAAGCGATAACTGATAGCATTACAAGGCGGATCTTCAGGATGTGCTTCGTCGAGGGGAGAAAACAGAAGGCGGTTGCGAAAGCGGTACATTTAGATCAGAGCCGTGTGAGCAGAAGAATTGATGATTATTTAGAAAACGCATAGCACGCATAAAAAGCATATGTATAATAATACTAGAGCCAAAAGGCAAAGCGCCTGCGGCTCTTCCCCCTACTCTTGCATAAACCAAGTAAAGACGTCCTGCATTTGCGGGGCGTTTTTTGATTTAAAGAAATGCGTATAAAATGCGTATTTACTATTGACAATGGATATATTTATGCGTATAATATACGTATAAAGAGAAAGGAGCTTGCTTAATGAAACGTAGAGAATTAGTTAAGTTGCTTGAAGATAACGGGTGGTATATAAAGAGAAATGGTGGAAACCATGACATATATACGGATGGTCATAGGAGCGAACCCATTCCGAGACATCCAGATATCAACGAGAGACTTGCAAGAAACATTATTAAGAAGTTGGGACTGAAATAGTCCCACTTTCTTGAAGTTTTATTAAGTGAGAACGCGTTTATATGTGTGGAGGAGGAATCACAATGAAAGAAGGAAGAAGGGCATATCCTGTTGTAATATCGAAAGAAGATGATGGATTTTTCTATGTGGAGATCCCGGATTTTGATATTGCGACACAGGGAATGGATATTGCAGACGCAATGGAAATGGCAAGGGATGCAATCGGTCTCATGGGAATAGACTTGATGGATGAAGGAAAAGTACTTCCGGAACCCAATATTGCAGGAATTAATGCGGCAAAAGAAGATATTGTAACATTAGTTGATGTTGATTTTGTGGAATACAGAAGAAAGGTGGATAACAAAGCGGTAAAGAAAAATTGTACGATTCCATACTGGATGAATGTAGAAGCAGAAAAAGCTGGAATCAACTATTCAAAATTGCTTCAGGATGCGATTATGAGCGTTCTTGGAATAACAAAAAGTGCTAACTAATTCTCTAGTTATATAAATTGTGAATAGCACCCTTCGGGGTGCTTTTCTCATACATAATTCCATTTCCTGTGCACATACTATCCCCGAGGTGATGGTATGAACAAAAAGCAGCAGGAGCAGGAAAACAGACAGAAGAACTTGAATAAGTTCAACAGCATAACGGAAAAGGTAAAACCGGAGAATCAGAACCAGACACACAATGTCCGGTCTGAAGCGGTGGAGCCGAAGAACAGACAGGTATAAGGCATCCGAAAGGGTGCTTTTCTAATGCAAAATTTTAAGTAGAGGAAGGTGGTGACGTGGCGAATTATGAAAACATAAAAGATAAAGGATTTGATCATCGAACAACGGACGAACTACGGATTATTACATCAAAAGGAGGTAAAGCAAGCGGAGAAGCGAGGCGTCGGAAAGCAGATTTCCGGAAGACGCTGAACATGCTGCTTACTGCTGAAATAGATAGTGAAGAATGGAAGCCGGTTCTAGAGGCACTTGGTGTTGAGTGTACTTTAGAGTCAGCTCTTTTGATGGCGCAGATTAAAGAGGCGTTGGCTGGAGATACGAAGGCAGCCACCTTTGTTGCAAAATACTCTGGCCAGTCTTCTGAACCTGACGAGAACCGGTTGAACCGTGAAGCAGATACAGAGCTTAAGAAAGCACGCAAGCAGGCGGTTACTGGTGAAAATGAAACGGAAGAGGCTCTTGATAAACTGGATCAGATACTAAAAGAGGTGCGTGATAATGCAGTTAAGCAAGAAACAGAATGAGTATATTGTGAATGCGACGCATCGTTGGAATATTAAATCCGGAGCTGTGCGATCCGGAAAGTCTTATGTCGACACTGCGTTTGTGATTCCTTTCCGGATCAGAGAGCGTGCAGGCAAGCCAGGATTAAATGTGATTCTTGGCGTATCGAAAGAGTCTATCGAACGAAATGTTTTGCAGCCGATGCGAGAGATTTACACAGACAAGTTGATCGGAACGATTAACAACCGGAATGTAGCGCGGATCTGTGGAGAGGATGTTTACTGTCTAGGAGCAGAGAAAATTAGTCAGGTGGCAAAGATTCAAGGGGCATCCATTAAGTACTGCTACGGAGACGAGGTGGCAAAGTGGAACAAGGAAGTGTTCCAAATGTTGAAATCTCGTCTTGATAAACCATATTCCTGTTTTGATGGATCATGTAACCCGGAGCATCCTACACACTGGCTAAAAGAGTTTCTGGATAACATAGAGCTGGATATTTATCTGCAGAGATACACCATTTTTGACAATCCTTTCTTGCCAGAAGAATTTGTGCAGCAGCTCTGCAAAGAATACGAGGGTACAATCTACTATGATCGGCTTATACTAGGAATGTGGAAACGTGCAGAGGGGGCAATCTATAAGCGTTTTGCGGATAATCCGGATACATACCGATGTGAAGTTGTGGATGAGTTGTCGCTAGATCCAGAGCATAAGCAGTTCCGGAAAGAAGATATCATATCCATTGAAATCGGTTTGGACTTTGGTGGAAATCAATCCGGACATTCATTTGTTGCCAGGGGATATACGGATAACTACAAAGACGTGATTGCACTAAAATCCCGCAGAATCATGGCAAAGGATGAAAATGAGGATATTGACAGCAATATGTTGGACAAGATGTTCTGCGATTTTGTTGGAGATGTGATTGAAGAATATGGGATTGTGACCCGGCATGGAGATTATGTAGAATATTGCAATGTGGAAACCGTTTATTACGATAATGCGGAGACGGTCCTTGGAAATTCTATCCGGAACGCAGTGGAGAAACAGTATCCTTGGATATCGGTTCGTAAGGCAAAAAAAACAACGATAAATGACAGAATCAGATGTACCGTCAAGCTCATGGGGGCAGGACGGTTTTTTATTACAAAAGACTGCGAAAGCTTGAAGACGGCATTTTCGGATGCAGTTTGGAATAAGGATGTGAAAGATAAGGATGAGCGTCTGGATGATGGCAGCACTGATATTGATAGCTTGGATGCGTTCGAGTACACGATTGAACGTGATATGAAATATCTGATTGAAGAGGTGGAAGATGTTTGAGGGATTAAAAAGATTTTGGAAAGGATTTATGCGTATGTTTGGATATACGACATTAAAACAGATCGTTGGTAAGGATATTACTCTTTCTGGCAGTATGATCGATGCGATAAACGAATGGAAGCAGATGCTGAATGGACAGGCGGATTGGATCACTGACAGCATCGTATCTTTGGGGATAGAAGAAGGCATCTGTCGTGAATTTGCCGATTGCGTTCTGGTGGAAATGGAAACCGGCGTGAGTAATGAGCGTCTGAATAAGATATATCAAAAAAATATCGCAAGGTTGAATGAAAATTTACAGGAAGGACTTGCGCTCGGTTCGTTTGTTTTGAAACCACTTGGAGCGGCTACGGCGGAATTTATTTCAGCGGATAAGATTATTCCGATTAGCTTTGGGGATGATGGAAAGCCGAATGACATCGCATTTTTAACTGTAAAAAAGGTTGGAGATGCAGATTATTTCACAAGATTTGAACGGCATTATTTTGTGAACGGAAATTTAACTATAGAGAACCGATGCTTTCACTCCCAGACAGCGGATGATATTGGACTTCCGTGCAGCTTAGAAGCAGTGGAAGAGTGGGGGAATATTGAGCCGGGTCCAGTTACATATCCGGGTATGAGTCGGATGGATTTTGGGTATTATCGGAATCCGATCAAGAATAAGGTGGATGGTTCGGTCTGCGGGGTATCTGTATACGATTCGGCGATAGACTTGATCAGAAAAGCAGACATCCAGGGGGCGAGGCTTGACTGGGAATATGAATCGGGGGAACGAGCCATCCATGTTGATGGCAAAGCATTAAAACAAGATAAATCAACCGGAAGATTTGGGATGGCAAGGCTTAATAAAAGGCTTTACCGAGGGCTGAATTTGGAAGCGGGGAAAGACCAGGAGCTTCTGAAAGAGTATTCTCCGGAAATGCGAGACGAAGCCTTTAGGCGTGGACTTGAAGAGTATAAGCGAGAAATTGAATTTTCTGTTGGCTTGGCTTACGGAGATTTATCGGATGTGCAGGAAATCGCTAAGACAGCAACAGAGATAAAAGTATCAAAGAACCGGAAGTATAATCGGGTAACCGCAATTCAGAACAATTTGTATGATTGCCTGGAAGATTTTGCCGCAGGACTTGCCTTTTACAACAGCATGCTGAATTCCGGGTATGAGTTTTCCTGCAAATTCAACGATTCAATTCTGACCGATGAGGAAGCAGAACGGCAGCAGGACAGACAGGACGTGAGCATGGGCGTGATGTCGCATTTGGAATATCGGATGAAATGGTACGGTGAAGATGAAGAGACTGCAAAGGCAAATGTTCCGGAGCAGAATCAAGTTATGGAGTAGGTGATCTGATTGAGAGAAGACTACAAGAAACAGTTGTCCCGTCAGATCGAGAAACACTTCTCTGATCTAGAAATTCGGATCATGGAAGATATCGTTCGCCGGATCCGAAAGACGGGAAAAATAACGAGCACTGCTGACTGGCAGATAAACAGATTGCGGATTCTGGGATATTCTTCTGAGGACATTGAGCAGATGTTGAAAGAAACACTGAATAAATCTTATCCGGAGATGTTTGAGCTATATGACAAGGTAATAGACTGGGAATATGTTCGGAATAAGGAAGTATACGAACAGGTTAATGCAGAATTTATTCCTTACGAAGAGAATGAGGAGTTGCAGCAGATTACAGAAGCTCTTATTCGGCAGAGCGGAGATGATCTGCAGAATATTACAAAGTCTTTGGGGTTCTATCTTGATTACGGTACCGGAGAGAAAGTTCTTACTCCACTGGCGCAGGTGTATCAGAAATATCTTGATGCTGCTTGTATGGATATTGTTTCGGGAGCATTTGACTATAATACAGTCATAAGAAGGGTAGTAACGCAGATGACCAATAGCGGACTACGGCAGATCGATTATGCATCCGGAAGAGCAAACCGAATCGATGTGGCAGCTCGTAGAGCCGTTATGACTGGGGTATCGCAACTGTCAGGAAAGATATCTGAAATGAACGCTGAAAAGCTCGGAACGGAGCATTTCGAGGTGGAATGGCACGCCGGAGCTCGTCCAACTCATGCGGTGTGGCAGGGCAGAGTATATAGCAAAGAAGAACTTACGACGGTGTGTGGTCTTGGAACTGTGACCGGGCTACTCGGTGCGAATTGTTATCATATGTATTATCCTTTTGTTCCCGGCATTTCTGTTCGGAACTGGACGGATGAATGGCTGGAAGAGCAGAATCGCAAGGAAAACACGCCGAAGAGCTTTAACGGCAAAGAATATACTCTGTATGAAGCAAAGCAACGTCAGAGACAGATGGAGACCTGTATGCGGGCGCAGCGTGAAAAGGTTGAGCTATTGAAGAAGGGTGACGCTGATCCGGATGATGTGACGCTTGCAAGGGCGAAATATCAAGGGCAGTTGAATGAATATAGCCGGTTCTGTAAAAAGATGGGGCTGACAGAAGAAAGAGAACGCATCTATTATGATATGCGCGGAAGAGTAGCTACAAATTCTAAGAGGCAGAATGCCCGATATACTGCAGATATGATTCGGAATGCAGATAGAGATTCAAAGCAGTATTATCGGTACAAAAACATACTTGGAGATGATGCTGGAAACCTTGCTGATTTCCGGCAGATGAAGTATAATGAACCTAAAGAGTTTAATTTGTTGACAGATTATAAAAATTCTGTTGCAAACGGAATGATATCCCCATTATCCGGATTTAAAAACTACAAAAAATTGCATGACAGAATAGAAAAAGAGCTTGTTGGCATGAAGACATCCAATGGGATAAAGATTTCAGGACAGAGCAAACATTTTATAGAACGTGTCATAGGTACAAAAGAAGACCCGAAGACCGAGAGACCAAGAAGTGGAGTTGATATTGAGGATATATGGTATGCACTTTTGTACGGGGAAGTCAGAACAAGAAAGAGAGATCCTGACAGTGTTAAATTTGTTACAGATAGGTGCATTGTATCGGTAAATCCCAATACAGAAATTTTAATTCAGTGTAATCCGCAGTAGGAGGCGATGATATGATCATAAAATTAAATAATGAGATGTCGAAACTTCTCTTAGAAGAAGTTGAAGATGCACAATCTTTGATTTTAAGCCAAAGGAAAATAGATTCTGATGCAAAAGAGTTAGAAGTGTCCGATATAAAAGAACTGCAACTTTTAGTAAACGATGAAATTGTATATAGAGGTTTAGATCATCAAGAAACTGTTAATAATTTAGGTAAGAAGTTGTATAGACTGTATGATGAAATTCTTCATCAGAGACATTCTAGTAATTAATACCATTCATTCTTCGGAGTGAGTGGTATTTTTATACCCATTTTTAAGAAAGGAGGATTGTCATGAAACTTTTTGAACAGGATGTAGGAAAGGAATGGTGATCCAGTTATCTCCCGTTGAGACGCAGGGTGACGCGTCATATTTTATTGTCTTTTTCCGGCAGACGTAAAAGAACGGAAGAAAGGAGAGTGTAATATGAAGGCAGAATTTTTAAAAGGACTTGGATTGGAACAGGATGTTGTTGACAAAATCATGGCAGAAAATGGAAAGGACGTTGCTGCGGAACAGGCAAAGACTACAAAAGCCGAGGGAGAGCGTGACAATTACAAAGACCAGCTTGCAACTGCAACAGAATCTTTGGAAAAGTTCAAGGATGTAGATCCGGCAGCCATGCAGAGTGAAATTGAAAATTTGAACAAGCAGTTGAAGGATAAGGATGAAGAATACGCTGCAAAAGAAGCAGACCGCATTTTCTCCGATACCGTCAAAGAGGCTATCAAGTCAGCCGGTGGAAGAAATGAAAAAGCAGTCATGGCTATGCTTGATATGGACGCATTGAAAGCATCAAAAAACCAGTCTGAGGACATTAAGAAGGCATTGGAAGCCGTGAAGGAGTCCGATGCTTATTTGTTTGGTTCTGACGAACCATTTATGAACGCAGTCGGAGCAACCGGAGGCAGTGCTGATGTTGGCGGAGATAATCTGTCAGCAATCAGAGCAGCTATGGGACTTCCGACAAACAAATAATTTTTATTTTTAGAAAGAGAGAGGTAAAAAGATATGGCAAATACGATTGCATTAAGAAAAGCGTATGCTACTATGCTTGATGAAGTTTATAAACTGGCATCTCTTACAGCCGTTTTGGACGGACCGAACGAACTTGTAAAAGAGGGTGCGAACGCAAATGAAATTTTGATTCCGAAAATGACGATGTCCGGTCTTGCAAATTACAATAAGCAGACAGGATATGTTGCAGGTGACGTCACGCTTGAGTACGAGACTAAGAAGTGTACTTATGATCGTGGCCGTATGTTTACTGTAGATGCGATGGACAACATTGAATCTGCAGGTGTTGCCTTCGGGCGTCTTTCCGGAGAATTTTTGAGGACACAGGTCGTTCCGGAACTTGATGCTTGGAGACTTTCATCTTATGCAGGATATGCACCATCTACAAATAAGGTTGCGGAAGCGATTGCAGATGCGAAAGCTGGGATTGCAGCGATTAGAAAAGGCAAAACCGCTATTAAAAATGCGGAAGCAAAGCCGGAAACTTGTTATTTGTACATTTCCGCACAGCTTAAAGGGGACATCGAGGATCTTGACACTACAGCATCTAAGAAGGTGCTTGATGGTTGGGCAGGTGTTATCGAGGTGCCAGAAGGACGTTTTTATGACAAAGTGACTCTTACGGCATCTGGAGCGGGAGGATTTACAACAACAGGTGGTAAAAAAATTGATTTCCTGATTGTTGACAAGAATGCAGTAATTCAGAATCAGAAACACACTGTATCTAAGATTATTACACCGGATGCGAACCAGGATGCAGATGCTTGGAAGTTTGGATATCGTACCGTAGGTATCGCAGAAGCGAAAGATAATAAGAAAGTGGCAATCTATGTACATACTGCGGCGGCATAAGAATGGGAGGATCGTATGCAGGAAGTGGTATACAATTATTATACGGATCATTACGGAGGATGTATGATCCCTGAAAATGAAATCTCGTATGTGATCAAAAAAGCGGAAATGTATCTGCATTCGTTCACTTTTAATCAACTCGAAGGACAGCCTTATGACAACATTGTAAAGAATTGTCTCTGCGATATGGCGGAGGCAATCTACAAAGTTGAGAAACAGGGAGATGAGAGTATCAAGAAGTCGGAGAGCACGGACGGATATTCCGTATCTTATGTAACTGAGATTGCAGACGGTCAGAACCCGCAAGAAGTGTTACGCAAGAAACTGTACGGTATTGCGGAATGTTATTTGATGAATACCGGATTTTTATATCTGGGGGTGGAGTAATGCTGACTAATACGGGTATTACGATCTTCAATGCGTTCTCGGATAAGAAGTCTAAGAAAATCGTGTATGTTCCTCATTACATTGACGCCGTATGGTTTCATGCGGATCAGAAGACAGAGATTGTAAATGGTGGGTTGAACAGTGCTGATGCGTACAAAATTCGCATACCGTATGAGAAATGCGAAAACTGGATTTCAGCGTCAGAATTCCGGAAGAGCAGTGGCGTCTCAGGCAAATGGACTGTGCAGAATGGTGACTTCTTTATGATTGGAAGATGGACAGGGGAAAACGTGAGCGGTATTGATGAGATACGCAAAAATGCAGTCGGCATTGTCGGTAAAGTATTGAATCATTCCGAGAATTTCTTCGGCGGTTCAAAGCACATCCGGATAGGAGGGGGATCTTAATGGGGGCACGAATCAGAATGCAGATAGACCCTGCAGATAAAATCTTGCTCAAGAGAAGTCTGAACAAGAACGGGGAAGGACAGAGGTTCTTTACCCATGAAGTACGCAGATTATCCGATCCATACGTTCCGAAACGATCCGGTAAGTTAAAGGATACGGCGGTAGAAACAAAAACAAGCATTACCTATAACACTCCTTATGCGAGAAGGCAGTATTACGAGCATAAAGGTGATGGGTTGCGTGGATCGCATTGGACAGAGCGTATGTGGGCAGACCGCGGCAAGGAAATTGTTCGGGAGGTAGCTGCTTTTTGTGGAGGTAAGGCAAAATGAGCGTAGCGGTAAAGGTAAAGGAATT